CGTGTTCTCTTAATTGTGATAAATCAAATCCTACTCGACTCTTACCATTACCAATACAAAATACTCTCTTTACCATCCTGACTTGCCAACTTCTTTTCCAGTTTCTTTATCAATACATCTAAAACCAGCAAGACGGTAATGTTTTCCGTCATCACCAATCCAATAATCGCCTTCTGCCCAATATGTAGGTGGATCAATGTAATCTATTTGAATTGTTTTAGTAGCAAGTAAAGCTTCTGCTTGTGGTCTACACTTTTTTGTTTCATCAAAAGGAAACTCTAGCAAGCCAAGACCATATATTAAGATTTCTATTACCATATTGATATTGCGTTAACTATTCCCATTAAGAAAACACCAATCGCAACTGCATTTAAAAATATTAATGCTCTATCGTGCCATAACATACCAACAACAAACCAACCTGATACACCAATTAGATGTATAACTAAATTTAATGGGTGTACATTAGCGCTTGTTAATGCCATACCTACTAATATAAAAATAGAAGAAATCCATTTTATATACCAAGATAGGTCACCTTTTGGTGTTACCTTTTTAAATACTCTTGTTGAATTTAATGCCTTGATTTTATCACTCAATTTACCTGGTGTAAATGTGTTACCAAATTTATCTTTTACTTCTTTAACCATACTTCTTTCATTATTAATTTACAATTCGTTTGATTATATTTTACAAAAGGCCTATATCTTTTAATTTTCTTACTATGTATTGGCCAAATAAACTTCTCTTCAATATCCCTATCCCATTTTTTAATAAACCCCAAATAATCATCCATAGCGACAATAGTTTGGTATGATATTTTCTTTCCAAGCAGTAATCGTAAAATTCCAGGATGCTGACCCTTATTACCTCGAAGAGAATCATCAAAAGAAATAGAATTAGCATTGATCCAATCATTAATCCGTACACAATCAGCTCGAAAATGGTAACTAAAAGATTCCATCCATTTTTTGTAATTGAGGTAAGTTTGGTGTCCATCATTTCGTGCTAAGCTACCAATCCATTTGTCTGTACCATCAATAAAGTTGGCGACAAAATAATTAACAACTTCCTCTTTATTATACTTTGTACTAATCTTATGAAAAAAATATCTATCATTTCTTTTTGTAAATGTGTCTAATTTGCAATTAACCTTTCCTTCATATTTGAACCAATCATATGTATCTGTTGTAAAATGCAACTTGATACCCAAATAGGTTTTGAATACATCAAATCCACCATACATTATTTTATAACTACAATATCCATAGGGTCTCTATAATTCTTTTTTTCTTTATTATATTGTTGTTCACTAATATAATGGACCCCTTTCTTACGACCACCTTTATTTCGGTGTATCCTTCTAGGACTTCTATTAGTTCTCATATTCTTTTTTGATGTCATTATTGATACCACTTTGGCGTATCTCTTTTAGTCCATACTGCTAGATGTGATTTATATTTCTTATAATAATCTCTATACGCTTTTAGACTATCATTATTCTTAACATCATCAGGCATTGCTGGTGTTGGTTCTGTAAATTCTTTATCTGGTATATTTTGTGGTGGTGTTGCTAAAACATTATGTAATTTTTTATATGTTAAATGTGTCTTGCCATATCTATGTGTGTACTCATTACATAGAGCATTAAACAATCTATACAAATATTCATAGTTCGCTTTTGATTCTCTAACCCACTTGGCACTTGGATGGTTTTTGTGTGTTGCTCTGTATAAACCTAAAGGATTATTCATCACGGTATTTGATACATCTAATTCCCAATGAGCAGTACATAACAATTGAGCATATTCTAGTATCATTTTAACACAATGCTTATCGTTGTGATACTCGGCAGCTTTGTTTATGTCTTTATCTAGGTAAAATATGTTCATATATCTCTCATTATATATCAAAAATTGCTATTTGTCAAGCAAATACTTACTGCATAATGGAAAATGTTCTCTCATAATATTTGCCATTTGTTCGGCTACACTTCCTGTTTCTTTTTGTGCGTTTGATTTAGTTCTTAAATTACATACTCTACTAAAAGCATATACACTACCAGACCATATCCACTCGGTCATCATATTTTGAGGTAATATCATACGAGCCATTTCTGGTGCAATACCTTCCTCTAACATATCGTTATAGGTTTCTTTTGCAATATTAACAGCGTGGTTAATATCATATTTTATAACTCTATCACCTGACCCTTGTTTGATAGATTTATCTGGTCTACTTCTCCACTCATCTATCATATAAAATTCTGGTTGGTCATCTACATATCTTCTACTCACTTCATTCCAACTTAAACCAACTTGATGTTTAACTAATTGTCTTGCAACAAATATTGGTGCCTTAATTCTAAATGACATTGTAGCGTGAGCAAAAGGTGACCAATGACCCCAATGTGCCAAATATTTAATTAACTTATCATCTTTGGCGTCTAAATCTTTTTTAACTTTTGCAAATGACACTCTAGCAGCATTCACTACTGATAGGTCACTCCCCATTTTGTCTATAAAATCCACTTTCATAGAGGTAATGCTCCTGTCTTTCTAATTAAATTTAATGATTGTGCCTCTACAGATATTTTTTCTTTAAGAGGTTTTGAAATGAGTTTGCCAACGGTATCTGGCTCTATTTTATGTTCTTCACAATAATGAAGTATGGCGTCCATATATGAAATGCCTGTTTTCTCTTTTTTAATCTGTTCAACAATGAGACTAAATTCTTTTGAGTTCATACAGGTATTATATCATATTTAGTTATAAAAGTAAAGCGTGGAGTTTCTGTTGCGAGGTACTCCACAAACCCCTAGCAGTCTATGCTGCTAAAGCGTAACCTTGTGAGTTAGCGTTTATTAATGTGTTTAAAGTCCACTTGACTATTATACTCCTGAAATGTCTTTGAAAATGGTCGATCCTATTTCACCCCCCTAAAGCACATCTTTGTGTTTTAGATGATTGAAATGGTGGAGGTGGTCGGTACTGCCCCGACGTCCCTAAAATCTATTCCATTTCGATCAACATATAATTCGTTGGTAACCCTTTGTTAAGTTCTCCTGGTAAACCCCATTGTTTTTGTAATAATGGTTTTTCTTCTTTGTGTTTTTCTGGTTCTACCTTTGTATCTTTTGATGGTTCCATAAATCTTAAATCAAATGACCTGAAAAGCATACACACTTCTGGATCAGTTGGTACAGAAATGGTTACTATTGATTCTGTTTTAGTATGATTAAGAAAGTAGGTAACAATATAAACTGGTTGTCCTTCTGACTTCGCATTACTTCTTCCTACACTTATACTATTTACTTCAAATTGTCCCATCTCCAAATATTGATTAACAGATTCAAAGTTACCACATACTATTGGCATTTGCTGCCAATATAATCCTGGTTTTAAGGGTGTCTTTTCGGTATTTGATTCGTGTTCTGCTAATGAAGCTGTTGAAAGGCTTAAAATGAAGAATAGACTAGCTGCTACTTTGATGATTCTTTTCATCAAAATATTTATAAAAGTCTTTGATACTTTGTCCAAGTTTTTCTTCATAGTCTTTTTTTTCTTTTATAAAAGCGGTCATTGAGCCGTCTTCGCCTGCAATTAACACTACTACTTGTTCTATTGGTTTCCCGAATAGCTCTTCATACATAATTGCATAACCAGTTGTTTGTAAAAAATAATTTTCAATCCAACTTTCAACTCGTTCTTTGTTTGCTGTTTTAAAATCTATAACGGATAATTTACCACCGTACTCAGCAATACAATCTACTTGACCTGCAATAGTCAATTTTTTGCTGTACATTACCTTTTCTATTAAATGTACATTGTCAATTTTATCCACATATGGCTTCATCAACCTAAACATACCTAAAGGTAAGACGGACCTTTCGGTCGGTGTCTCACCTTTGATATATTGTTCTATTAATGTATGTGTAGATTTTCCTCGTCTTGCTGCTCTACCCATTTCCCAATTTGCAACATCATTACCAATTGAGTCTCGCCATTTTTGTAATTCTTTTTTCTTCTTTATCCCCAAAACAGACGTGATTGATGGATAATTCTCTCCGTCTATATCGTAAAATCTGAATCCGTTTTGATTTCTACCTTTGACATTTGGTAGTTTAGATTCGTCAAGTTTCACCCAATTAAATTTCTTATTCATTATTTATATCCTCATATTATATTATTTCACGTGTTTTGCAATTAAAAATAAAGCTATAACTACTAACACATCTATACCCATATCCCAATAAGGGCTGTATTCGTACATTAGCATATCTAATAGTTCCATTTTATATTCCTTTCTCTAGTATAACACAAAGCTGTAGCCTTGTCAATACTCTGGTTAATCACTTAAAACGCCAGCTAACCATAAGCTTGCGAATATTATTAATACTATTGTTCCTGGTTCCATTATCTAATCCCTTTCACCTAGACTTGCGTTAATCTCATCTTTAGTAGGACCATTAGCAGGATAGCATTTATCATAGTAAGTTTTACCATTGCTGTCTCTTGCAGCCTTTAGATATTGCTTCCTACCATCTGGTTTATAGGAACAATGTACCCAACCCGAGTTAGCCTCGTCTGGATTCCAGTATTCCAAAATCAATTGATCAAACGGCAAGTTATGGTATATCCAATCGGCTAATTCCTTATTAGATACACCAAAAATTTCAAAGTCAGCCGCCTCACCTTTAGCGTGCTGAGAATTTACGGAAGAGCCTATTGCTAAACACAACTCTTCACATCTGAATCCCGAGGACACACTTACAACTTTACCAAAATGGTCACGGACTGGCTGTAAAATTTCTTTACATAAGTCTTCCATTTTAGAAATTTGGTCCTCATTAGGATTGTTATTAATTCCTTTTCGTGTAGCTGTTTGTGATTGTATCAGCTCTTTAAGCGAAAAGTTTGGACTTAACTTCATTAATTTTATCCTTTGCTCTTAATTTAAGTTTCTTTAGGTCTCTTAAATCTGCCCACGTAGCAGTTGACCTATCGTTCTTTCTTGTTTCTGTTAATTCTTTAGTTTGTACTTTCATCTTTTTGTGGTTCTTAATCATCTTCTTTAGAAGACTCATATATTACCCCCTTGTAAGTTTCAGTATTTTCTCAATTTGTGCTTTTATGATTGGACCTCTATTAGGCCAATGAATATAAGGCTCATCACTTTTAGATAAATTATATAGAAATGGTAAAATAATTTTCTCAATGTCCTTAAACTTCTTTGTTATGTCGGCGTCTGCTATTGATTTAGTGATAGTCTCTTTTTCGTCAACGATTTGCATTATTTCGTTCATCATTGACTTAATAGAAGATACATCTGATTTAACTTTTGCTAATTCTATATTTGTACCTTCAAATTTGGAATCTAGTTGTTGTTTGTCAACTGCTGGTTTTGAATCACCAGGTTTAGATGAAACTGGAGTAAAACCCCAATCATCTGTAGTATCAAACCCACGCATATAATCTGGTATGTCTTTTGCCATTACTTTATTACCTTATGCTTTTTAAGCACTTCCCTAGTCTTTAGTTCTTTTGTAGTTTTTTTATTAAGACTACGACCTAAAGCCGTATTAGGGTGAGCTTCTGCGATTCTGGATAGATTCTCCTTCCAACCGCTATCTGTTTTAATGCTACCTGTTGCACGTACAATATTTAGGGGCATTATAACCTGTGAAATGTGCTTTTTCTTTGTTAATTCTTCCATTTCTGCAATGGTCATTATTTCTGTCCATTGTTTCTTTGTCTTTTTATTTATAAATGTGTATGTTGGCATTATTCTCCAAAACCATCAATTGCTCTTGCGTGAAAGGGATTCTTTTTCTTTTTCTCTTCTTCCAATTCTTCATATTTCTTTTTCTTCTCTTGATATTTTTCTTCTGTTAGAGAGTGCCAACCAATACAAAGTCCTGTTGGTGACCTACCACAACCACAATTACTTGTTTGTGTTGCAAGTCTAGTTTCCCATTTATATATTATATTTGTTAAGTCTTGAAAATGTGGATTTGATTGTGCCACTAATTTATTTCTAACTTTTTTTATATCTTCTAATAGTTCCCTAATCTTACTCATATTAACCTAATGGCATCCAAGGATTATATCCTTGTTCTGCTGCTGTTTCATCATCTTCACTTTCAATTGTGTGTACTTCTGGAACATAATGTTTCATCATATTTTCCACCCCTTGTACAAGTGTCTGTTTAGACATAGCACAACCTGAACAGCTGCCTGCCATTAATAATTTTAATACGCCTTCTTTAAAGGAAATATATTCTATCTTACCATTATGTTGAGCCACAGCAGGTGCCACTTTGTCTTCCAAAACAAATTTAATATTTTTTTCTATTTCTTCCTGCGTTCTTTCGATATTACTCATAAATTTAATGTCAACCTTGCTTCTTCACTCATCATTTCTTTAGTAAATGGTGGTGTATGTGTTAATACTACTTTAACTTTTCCAATATCTTTCACTCGTTCTACTGCTTTCTTAATATTTTTACCTATTTCATCTGCCATAGGACAAAACATAGATGTTAATGTATGAGTAATGGTAACATCTTTATCTTTAATGTCAATATCATATATTAA